CAGCTGCACAGTCTGGACAACAAGGAAGTATTAAAATTACACAACCAGCAATATACACTCCATTTATTGATTGTACATACGCTATATCGTAATTATGAAGTCTAAAGGTTTAGGAGACAGTATAGAAAAGTTTACTAAAGCTACAGGCGTTAAAAAAATGGTTGACACAATAAGCAAGGGACTAAACATCCCTTGCGGTTGTGAAGCCAGAAAAGGAGCATTAAATAAAATGTTTCCTTATAAAAACTAACTATGGCTTTTAAATTAACTAATCCTCCATATAAAATCGATAATACTCCAATATATCGCGTAGATATGGAAGATAATGTAATGGGTAAAGCTAACAATAACGGAACAATTATTGTAAATAAAAACGTTCCTTTAAACAAATTACAAGACGTTATAGATCATGAAATGGTTCATATAAATCAAATGAAACGTGGTGATTTAGATTACGACGATCAGTATGTATATTGGAAAGGTAAAAAATATTCACGAGCTAAAATGGATGAAGGCAACGCTAAGTTACCTTGGGAAGATGAGGCATATAGAAACGCATAATGAAGTTTTCAAAAAAAGGATATTTATCAAACAGCCCAGACGTTAATAAACCTCAAAATATAATTAAAGGAGGTAATATAACAATGAAAGGAGTTGATTTTAAAGTGCACGGTATTGACAATAACGGCTATGCTAAAGTAATGACACCTGGTTATGATGCAATATTTCCTAACGCAGAATACGTAACAGAAACACCAATTAAAAATAAAAATATGGGATCTTTTAAATTAAGACACGGTAAAGGTGATATGCCTAAAACAGGTAGAAGTATACCGCTACAAATGACAGGGCCTTTGCACCAGGAGGACGAAATAAACATAAAAACTGGATCTGAAAATCTTAGTAAAAAAAATGTAAGAAGAGATGTTAAAAACATTGTAAATGCAGTTACAACTCAAGACGCTAATGTTAATTTTTATCCTCAAAGTGGATCCGGAACAAAAGTAAAATTTAACACAGGTGGTGATCTTGTTAAAGTTACAACAGGAAAAGGTGGTTTAACATTAGATAATATAAGTTCTTCTGATCAAAATTTATCAAATGTAAATAAAAAACAGCTTAAAAGAAATATCAAAAACGCAATAAAACAAGGATTAGGTGTTTCAGTAGTAGATGGGGAAGTATCAACTTATCAACCTACAAGACCTAAAACAGAAAGAGAAAAAGAACTAGATAAAAGAAGAGCAGAATTAAAAGCTGAAAGAGAACAGCGTAAAAGAACAATTTTAGAAAATGCAAGACAAAAAAGAGAGCAAAATACTAAAACAAGAGAGCAAATATTAGCTGAAAGAAACCAAAAAATAGCTGACATAAAAGCTAAAAAAGAAGCTGAAAGACAACTAAGATTACAAAATAAAAAAGACGAAAAATCAGGAAACTAATGGCTATACTAGAAACAAAAAAAGGAACAGCGTTTTATAAAACAGGACCTTTATATCAACAGGCAGAAGCTGACAGACAGGCTAAAGAAAATTTACAAAGATCAACACCAACTATTGAAAGCCAAAATGTTACTAAAAAACGAGGAAAAGATGATCGTGGAACTTACACTGATTACATTACAACAACAAATATAAAAAACACAGGTAAAGGTGAATCTACAAGCCTACCATCATACGAAGCATACGAAGCAAGTGGTGGTGACGTCGCAGAGGCTAAAAAATGGTGGGCTGAACGAGCAAAAAACAAACTAGAAACTAGCACAAGAAGAGTTTACGATAAAATTGAAAGTATAAAATTAGATCCTAGTCCACCTCAGCCTCTTACTACTGATTTAAACTCTTCTCTGGAAACACCTAAAATACAAATAATAAAACAAAAGAAAAATAAGCCAGAGTTATCTCTTAGGGGAGGGTCTTATAAAAAAGCTAGAATTGGAAAACCAGACATATCGCTAAACACTAGATTATCAAATAAAAAAAGCGGTAAATGCCCTGCTGGAAGAAAATGTAAAGGAGCTGTTAATTAAGTAAAATAAAATTTAATAATGCCTAAAAAAAAATTTAAAGATACTAAAGTCGGTCAGTTTCTGCTAGGAAAATCTGGAGTACTAGATTCACTAGCAGAAGTATTACCAGATAAAGGATTATTAGGCGTTGTAAAGAATTTAATAGATAGAGATGAAACTCTACCTCCACCTGATAAAGAAATGGCTTTAAAACTATTAGAACAAGATATAGTTGAAGCTCAAGAAGTATCAAAACGCTGGGAAAGCGATATGAGTTCAGACTCTTGGCTTAGTAAAAATACTAGGCCAATGAGTTTAATATTTTTAACTATAATGACTATAGCCTTTATATGGGTTGATAGTCATGGATATATAGATTTTACTGTAGAAGAACAGTGGATAAATTTATTAAAAACATTAACAACAACCGTGTATGTAGCTTATTTTGGTTCGCGCGGTGCAGAAAAGTTTAAATCAATAAGTAATAAATAAAAAAATAATGGCAAGATTTACATTTGACACTGGGTTTATGGCTAAAGCTCAAACCTGGACACCTACTAATAACATAAATCCTCTTCCAGCTTGGGAGTTTATGAATCAATCAGGTACTTTAGGTACTTTTCTAGCTGGATCTGCTGTTTACGTAGGAGCAACTGGTAGAGTTAAAGTAATTCCAGCAGGTACTGTAGCACCATTTACTATAAGTAAATTTGATGCTTTAAACAATGGTGGTATTCAATACACAACTAATAATGGATTAGCTACTACAGGTGGTAGTGGAACAGGGCTTACCGTAGATATAACAGCGGCAGGCGCACCAACACAAAATATATTAACAATAGCTGTTAATAACGCAGGAAGCGGTTATCAAAACGGAGATATTATAGAAGTAGTAGAAAACGGTCAAGGTGGTATTGATCAAGCTCGTTATCGTTTAGAGTTTTCTGCAGGTGTACCAACTGCTGCTGACGCTGTAGAATTTATAGGTGCACAAGCTGGTAGTATATTACCAATATTAGTAGACTATGTTTTAGTTCCAAGTACAGGTGCTGCTACTGGTCTTATTGTAGGAAGGTAAATATTTGTTATATAGGTGACTATATAACTATATAATAACAATTAAATTAAATTAAATTATGGCAAAAAGCAAAAAACTAACTAAAAAAGAGTTAGAAGAAGTAAAGTCTATTAAGCAAGAATTAGATTCTACTATTAATAACATAGGTGTATTAGAAACTCAAAAACACGCTTTGTTACATAAAGTAGCAGAAGTTAATGAAAAATTAGCTAAAAGTAAAAAAGAGCTTGAAGATAAGTATGGTAGTATAAATATTGATTTAGTTACAGGTGAATATACTGCAATAGAAAAAGAAGAAGAGTAATGGATTCTGTTATAAGAAAAATTAGTATTGGATCTGATTATAAAAACGATGCTATGCATTATTCTATAGGTCAACAAGTTTATGGAGGTCATGAAATAGCATATATTTTATTTGATGAATCTGATAGTTCTTATAATATACATATAAAGAAAAACAACGAGGTATTGCCATGGAAGAAGTTTAATTCTAACATGGCTGTATCTGTTGAGTATGATTTAGAGTATTAATGAAGAGTCTATATGATTTTATCGTTGAACCAGTTGGCGATAAATACAGCAATACTGTTAATATAGGTGATAAAAAATTAGTTGTAAATACTAAAATAGAAAACTGGAAATTTGTTAATAGAGTTGCTAAGGTTATTGAAACACCAGCAGCTTTTTCTACGCCTATTAAGAAAGGTGCTTTAATAATCATACATCAAAATGTATTTAGAACATTTTATGATATGAGAGGTGAAAAGAAAAAAAGCAGATCTTATTTTAAAGATGATTATTATTTCTGCGCAGTTGACCAAATTTATTTATATAAAAATAAAAACAATTGGAAGACTATAAATAATAGATGCTTTGTAACACCTATAAAAAGCAAACAAGATCTAACGCTTGATAAAGAAGCAAACCTTATTGGTATATTAAAATATGGTAATAAGTCCTTAGAAGAGCTTAATATCAACCCAGGTGATCTTGTAGGATTTACTCCTAACAGTGAGTGGGAGTTTTTAGTCGATAATAAACGACTTTATTGTATGAAATCAAATGATATTGTAATTAAGTATGAATACCAAGGAGACGAAGAAGAATATAATCCAAGCTGGGCAGAAAGCAGTAGAAGAGTTGATCAAAGTAGCTAAAGAAGCTATTGTTGATTCAGATGATGACATATCAGCTGATAGACTTAAAAATGCTGCAGCTACAAAAAAGCTTGCTATATTTGATGCCTTTGAAATACTTAGTCGTATCGAAGAAGAAGAAAACTTATTAAACGAAAAACCAAAAGAAGTTAAAGAAGAAAGAACTTTTAAAGGTTTTGCAGAAGGTAGATCTAAGTAATGTACGAACAAAGTTTATATAAAGTTTTAAAAGACCATATTAAACCTAAAGTTCTTAAACGAATGAACAGGTATAATAAATGGGAATATGGATACAATAAAGAACACGATATTGTTGTAATAAGTAAAACAGGTAAAATAGGTGAAATATATGAAATACAAAATCTAAAAATAGCTTTACCTGTAGAAAATAAAATACATAAATTTGAAACAAATACTTGGGAGCACACTGAGTATCCAAAAGTATTAAAAAAAATAAAGTCTGTTTTTGATTGGGAACAATATCCTTTAGACTTCAAAGAAAAATGGTATGATTACATCGATAGTGAGTTCGTCCGAAGGGAAGAAGGCTTTTGGTTCTATAATAAGAATGTGGCTACTTACATTACTGGTACTCATTATATGTACTTGCAGTGGAGTAAAATCGACGTCGGCCAACCAGACTTTCGTGAATCAAACAGATTATTTTACATATTCTGGGAAGCTTGTAAGGCCGATCACCGATCCTATGGTATGTGCTACCTTAAGAACAGGCGTTCTGGGTTTTCATTTATGGCCTCGGGAGAATGTGTTAATATGGCAACCATATCAAGCGACTCTAGATTTGGGATATTATCAAAGTCTGGTCCTGACGCAAAGAAGATGTTTACAGACAAGGTGGTACCGATATCCGTTAATTACCCCTTCTTTTTCAAACCAATTCAGGACGGAATGGACCGTCCAAAGACAGAACTTG